GAAGGTGCGCCTGGCCTGCGGGCAGTATTAAATCGATGTAGGAAACCGGAGCGGGTTTTATGGGCCTCACCGACAAACAGTCGCGCTTTGTCTCGGAATACCTCATAGACCTAAATGCAACGCAAGCCGCGATCCGGGCAGGGTACAGTAAAAAGACGGCACAGATTATCGGATCGGAAAACCTTTCTAAACCTTTGGTAGCCGAGGCGATATCTGCTGCGCAGGCCGCGCTCGCAGAAAAAGCGGACATCAGGAAAGATGCAATTGTCGCCGAGTTGGCGAGGATAGCGTTCACTGATATTCGCAAGGCGGTTCGATGGGGCCGAAGTCCGGTTGATGAGACGTCGAAAAACGCTGATCCGAACGCCATCGGAATTTATCCGGTTTCGCTGATCCCAAGCGAGGAAGTCGACGACGACACAGCCGCCGCGATCTCGGAAGTCTCGCTCACGCAGACTGGTGTCAGGATCAAGATGCACGACAAAAAGGCCGCATTGGTCGATCTGGCCAAGATGCTGGGCTATGTCGCTGAAAGGCACGAGCACACTGGGCCAAACGGCAGGCCGCTTGATATGACCATCACCTACCGCAAATGGGAACCGCCTGAGGACGATGGGCCAAGCGAGCCGTAAACCCGACGGCAGGGAAATAATCGTCGCACCGGCATTCTGGCCGCTTCTCGAGCCGGCACGCTACAAGGGCGCGCATGGTGGTCGTGGTGCCGCGAAGTCGCATTTCTTCGCAGGGTTGGCGGTAAGTTTGGCGGCGGGCAATGCCCTGCGCTTTATGTGTCTGAGGCAATACCAGAAATCATTGGCGATGTCGGCCAAGAGCCTGATCGAGGCAAAGATCGCCGCTTACGACATGGGCCACCTGTTTGATATCAAGCACGAGCGGATCACATCGCGCGCCGGTTCGCTGTTCGTTTTCGAAGGGATGCAGGCGCACAACTCAGAAACGATCAAATCGTATGAGGACTTCGATGTCGCGTGGTTTGAAGAGGCGCACAAGGCGAGCCAGGAATCACTCGACATTCTCAGGCCGACGCTGAGAAAGCCAACCAGCGAGATGTGGTTCAACTGGAATCCGGACCTGCCGACCGATCCAATCCAGTTTCTTGTCGATGACCCGCCACCCGGCACCGTCACCATCGAGGCCAACCACCGCGACAACCCGTGGTTTCCCGAAGTGCTCAAGGCCGAGATGGAATACGACCAGCGGCGAGACCCAGACAAGTTCCACCACATCTGGGAAGGCGGCTTTAAGAAGTCATCCGCGGCGCGCGTCTTCAGCAACTGGCGCGTTGAAGAATTCGACGCCGCCGAGATTGATGGCATAGCGGGGCCGTATGGCGGCGCTGACTGGGGCTTCTCGGTGGACCCTACGGTGCTGGTCAAGGTGTGGGTCGATCAGCCCGAGCGGCGCGTGTACGTGGATTACGAGGCATGGGCGATCGGCTGCAAGATCGTAGACACCGCGGAGCTTTTCGATCACGTCCCCGGCGTGCGTGAGATGAAGATACGCGCCGACAGCGCCCGGCCCGAGACGATCGACCATGTGCGCGGCGAGGGATTCAAAATCGTGGCGGCCCGCAAGGGGGCGGGCAGCGTAGAAGAAGGCGTCGAGTTCCTGAAAGCCTATGACATCGTGGTGCATCCGAGGTGCCGACATACGATCGATGAATTGACCCACTATTCGTGGGAGACCGATCGCTTGACTGGCGAGCCCACCAACAAACTGGCCGACAAAGCGAACCATACGATAGACGCGCTGCGCTATGCGTTGGAAAATGTCCGGAGGGCCGTCCATGCTTTTTGGTAACCGCACCGCGACGGTCAAGGTCCGCAATAAAGCAACTGGCGAGACCGCCACCGTGTTTGCTGGGCAGTTGGTGCTTGGTGCGGCCCGGACCATCCCGCGCCGCGGCACACGCGACCTGCTGCGCGCCTACTCGGCATCGCCTGTCCTGCAGGCAGTGGTCCGCAAGATCGCTACCAGCATGGCGGCGGTGCAGTGGGTGGCGAAGGTACGGACACCTGAAGGCACCGAGATCCCGGCGCCGGGCCACATCGCCGAGCGGCTGATCAACGGCGGCGTGCCCGGGCTCGACGGAATCCAGTGCCGGATATTCGAGCAGCAGTGCATCGAGTTGGTCGGCGAGGCGTTCGGCATCATCGACCGCAACCGCATGGGCGCCCCGGCGGTACGTTGGCCGATCCCGCCGCACTGGGTGATGAATGTACCACAGCCGACCGGGAACGTGTTCGAGGTTCAACCGCCCGGCGGTGCGTCGCTCATGTTCACCCGCGAGGACGTGCTGTGGCACAAGGACGTTGATCCGCATGATCCATACCAGCGCGGGGTTGGCATTGGCCGGTCGCTCTCGGATGAGTTGAACGCCGACGAGGCAGCGGCAAAGCATACCGGCGCGAGCCTGGAAAACCGGGCTCGGCCGGATATCATCATCAGCGGGTCGAAAGAGCTCCCTCTCGCAAAAGAGGACGCTGTGCGGCTCAACGAGGTCTGGGGGCAGCGGTTCGGCGGGCCGGAGAACCAGGGCAAGCCGTTCTTCTCGGCGGCACCTATCTCGGTGGAACAGCTCACCCCCTCCTTCCGCGAATTGCAATTGACCAAGCTGCGCGAGTTCGAACGGGACATCATCGTCACGGTGTTCGGCGTCCCGCCCGAGATCATGGGCATCCTGGCGAACAGCAACCGGGCAACCATCGACGCCGCCGAACTTCTGTTCGCCAAGTTTGTCCTGGTGCCGCGGCTCGATGCGCGCAAAGCCGTCTACAATGAGCAGTTGGCATGGCAGTACGACGAGCGCCTGCTGATCGACTACGTCGACCCGGTCGAGGAAAACCGCGAGTTTAAACTTCAGGTTATAAGTTCGCGCCCGGCCGCTTTCGATGACGACGAGGTGAGGGGTCTTGCGGGCGAGCAGCCACTTCCTGTCGACGAAGATGGTGCGGGCGGATCGACCGGCGCCGCAGACGTTCAGGCCACAGCCCTGAATGGAGCGCAGATTGCAGCATTGCAGGCGATAGTTACGCAGGTTGCCTCCGGCGGTGTGCCGGCTGATACTGCTGTTCAAATGATTCTCGTGGCATTCCCGACTATAGACGCTGCAACTGCCGAGGCGATTGTTAACCCGGCCGCCGCATCCGCCGGCATGGCACCCGCCCCCGGAGATGTGTCGGCCGATGGCGCGGAGAAGGCAGTCCGCAAGGATATCACCGCTGACCAGATTGCCGAGATACTGGCGTCGATCGAGAATGATCTGATGTTCTCGCTCATGAAGTCGCAGACCACATCGTCGGTGGCCGAGTTCGGCGGTGATGCGCTATCTGATGTCGGGGTCAATATCGAGTTCGACATGGACGCGCCGCGGGTGGTCGACTTCATATCCGAGAATGCCGGCAGCCAGTCGCAACTGATCAACGGCACAACCCAGAAGCAATTGCGGGCCACGCTCTCGGAAGGCGTCGCGGCGCGCGAGGGGCAGGTCGATCTTATCCGGCGCGTCCAGAGCGTGGTCGAGGATGCTACCGCAGCGCGGGCCGACATGATCGCGCGCACCGAGACGACCCGTGCTGCGGGCTTCGCAAGCGAGGAAGCCATAGGGCAAGCGGGCTTTACCGAGAAGGAATGGATGGCGGTCCAAGATGACCGGACGCGAGACACCCATCGCGAGATGGATGGGCAGCCCGCGCCCGTTGGCGTGCCGTTTCTGTCGCCGTCCGGCGATAGCGCGATGTATCCCGGCGACTTCTCGACGGCGGGCGAGAATGCCAACTGCCGCTGCGTGGTGGTGACCGCCGAGAGCCTCTCCGACAAGACCCTGCGGGTTGCGGCATGGCAGGCCAAGGCGGCGCAGATGGGGCGGGTTGAGGCGACGTATGCGCGCCAGCTTCGCAGTGTATTCCGCGAGCAGGGACAACAGGCGATCGAGGCGATTGAGCGACTACCGTGACAAACGAAAGGCTGCGATGATGACTGATGAAAAAGGACGGCTCACCAGCCGAATGGGGACAGGCCAGCTATCGGCGGCCAGCATGATCGCGGCGGAAGCCATCCACGCCAAGGCGCTGCTGCGCCAGCACTGGGATCTGGAATGCTACCGCGGCGGCGAGCTGCTGTGGCGGGACGGCTTCACCAACCTCGTCGTCAACGAGGGCCTGACCGATATCCTTGAGAATTACTACAACGGTG